TCCGATGGCAGGCTCGCCGTCCGCTGACCCTTCGTAGTGACGTTGTTTTCGGCAAAGCAGCAATGTGTCCGGTTCTGCCGACAATTTACCAAACTGGCCCGCCTCTCGAGCGTCACGCTCTTTTGGCTTGTTGCGCCAGATTGTGAAAATATTGTCCACCTGATCGGTAATGCTGCCGCTTCCCTTGAGGTCATGTTTGTCAGGAATTGCGTCTTCATTAGCAGGCTTTCGGACGTGGTGAATCAGGTGAATGTGAATTTGCAAGTCTTTAGCTATGCTAAAAAGTTCGCCAACCAGCAATTTCTGCCCGTTCATGTCGTCCTCTGCCCCTACAACCTTCATTAGCGAGTCAATAAAAACGTGCTTTATGCCGAGTTCTTTGCCGCAATACTTGGTCATGCCAATTACGATTTCGGGGTTGGTTACGCCCAACTGGTCGTAAATCCATAGCCGGTTGTCAGACCATGCGCCAAAAGTGTTGAACATGGAGTCCAGCGCCTCATAGCCTTCTGCATTCTGGTACTCAGGCGTAAACGGGTTGGTCCCGATAAACATTCTGCTCATCAATCGGATTGTCTGCACTGGCTTCATCTCAAAGGACGCGATACAGACTTTCTCGCCTTGCGCCATCAGGCTCATTGCAATTTGGGCGGTTAGCTGGCTTTTTCCGTGGCCATTCTGTCCAGCCCAGACGGTCATCTCGCCTGGCCGAAAATAAAACGATTCGCGGGTCTTCTGCCAAGGCATCCAAAGTTTGCGCTCCGTGGCCATTGTCCGCATTCGGTCTTTAATGGCAGGGATGTAATCTGACGCCGGTTTGACCTTTTGCTTGTTGTCAGTCTCTTTGAGGTATTGCGAAAAGTCGATTGTGTCGTCAATAAAGTTAGCCACTATAAAACTCCGTCCATCCTGATTTATGCACTTCGCCCAGGTTTACCACATGGCTTGCAGCCACCCACGTTGCTCCTGCAGTTTTGCAGGCGTTAAACAGGCGTTTTGCGCGGTCTAAGTCGTGACTGGTAACGCTGACCTTACACCCCACCAAAAAGCGCAAATCAAGTCCTTCTAATGCGTCTCCATGTACGCAGACTGTTGGCATGGAATCGTAGCCTTCCCAGTCCGTCATAGGGCTTGGATGTGAAAAGTCGTCTAGCAGGACTAGTTCCGGTGCTTTTCCCTTGAGACGTAGCTTGATGATTCCTTCGTGACCTTTCATTTCCATACTCCTAATTTAGATAAATTTGATTTAACTTCGTCTTTCACCCAATCTGCTTTAAAAGATTGCCAGTTTCTGACAACCACTTCCTTCAATGCGTCTTCCAATGGCCAGCCAGCCTTTGCAGCTTCTTTTGCAATGCCTTGGATGACAAGTGACGTGACGGCAGCTTTTTTGGCTTTCCGATGCTTTATGAATTCTTGCCAAACTTCTGGTGACACGCCGTCAGGCGTAGCAACGCTAGTTGCTGCTTTCTTCTGTTTTGTGTCTTGTGTCTTGTGTACTGTGTCTTGTGTAGCATTGCCTTCGCTATGCGTTCGCATTGCATTCGCATCAGCAGTTTTTGACCATCTAGCCTTGGCGCTATCACTAGCCTTGCGACTTTTCTCGCCAGCTTTCTCAATTTCTTTTAAGACACGCTCAGAAATCCAACCGTAATCCATGCGAACAAAAAACTCTCGCAATACGTTGGCAATGCAGTCGCTATGCGTTCGCATACGAATTTGCCTAGCAACCTCATCAAGGTCTAAGGGAATCGGCTTTTCATGGAGATAAATCCAATCCAGAAGTCGGCGGTAAACCAAATCTTCTGTTTCGGACAAGTGTGCCGTGTGGGACTGATAGTCCCCAATATTGAACTGGTAGTAATACATTGCTAACCTTACGTTCTAGGTTGACGTTACTGAAGAGAACACCGGCAGGACGGTAACGAATCGTCTTTTCCCCCGCTAAAGGTAGCCGTGCCCCAAATTTTACATGAACTTCTTAGCCGCCGCGATCTGGCGCTTGTACTTGATGCGTATCAGCGACAACCAACCATCCGGTACGCCTCTGACGCGCCAGTTGTGAATACGGTTCGGCTTTACGTCCAGCTTCTCAGCCAGCTTGGTAACGCCTCCAGCGGCCATGATTGCGATTTCTAAGCTATTCATGCCCCGAATTTATCACGTTTGTGAGGGATACAATTTTAAAAATTGACTCGCACATAAAGTTAAAAAAAGTCACAAATGTGTGTAAGATAGCGCTATGCCTCGAACGGTTCGGGGTCTTTTTAGGAGTAAATCATGGACGACGTTGAAACAATCATCTACACCGAGGACGATGTACGCATCTCTGCATCAAATTACGACAAAGGCGCTTGGTTAAGCATCCAACGCTCGGGCGCATCTATGTATGCCAGCCTGACACGCGAAGAGACCATTGAGTTGATCGAAGGTCTGCAAGCAATCCTGGAGGCAGCATGAAATTAACTGACATTGCCTTGGCTACCGCAATTGGCATTGGCTTGGCTTACGCCTTAGTCTACGGATGGCCACTATGAACGCCGTTCGCATCTACTTTATGTTCCGCCGTAAAGGTTGGACAGTCAAGCAAGCAATCAAATCAACATGGAACATTATCAAATGAAAAATATTGCCACCGCGTTGGTCAAGGCACAAAAGGCTTTTGGACCAGCCCTCAAATCGTCTACAAACCCGCATTTCAAATCCCGCTATGCTGACCTGTCTGCTTGCGTGGAGGCCGTGATTGATGGCTTAAATGGCGCAGGAATAGCCCTTGTGCAGCGCACTAGTGAGGACGCTACTGGCGTGACCGTGGAAACCGTGTTTATCCACGAATCTGGCGAGATGCTGGAATGCGGCAAACTACACGTCCCTGCCGCCAAACAAGACCCACAAGGTTACGGCTCTGCGCTGACGTATGCACGACGCTATTCTTTGATGGCAGCTTGCGGTATTGCACCAGAGGACGACGACGGAAATGCGGCCACACGCCCTGTAAAACTAACGGAAGGCGCCCTTAAAGCGCATTTGGCTGACATTGGCGAATGCACTACCCACGACCAACTCAAGACCGCATATTTTGAGGCAATCAAGGCCGCAGGCAATGACACCCACGCTAAAGACGCAATCATCAAAGCAAAAGACGCAAAGAAGGCAACATTATGAGCATCCTATTTCGAGCATCAGCATTGTCTGCAATCATGACCGACGGCAAAGGAAAAGACGAACTGTCCGTAGGAGCTAAAACCTATGTCGCCAAGTTAGCTAAAGAATTTGTCTACGGCTACGACGAACGCATTACCAGTAAATACATGGATAAAGGCATTCGTATGGAAGATACGTCAATTGAATTGCTAAACGCCGTAAGGTTGACTAGTTACGCCAAAAATACCGAACGTCGCCAAAACGATTGGATTACTGGCGAAGCAGATATTGTGGATAACCACAAAATTATTGACATTAAAACTAGTTGGTCGTTGGCTACGTTTCCCGTGTTGGCTGACCAAGGTGATGATAAAGGTTATGAATGGCAACTCCGTGCCTACATGATGTTGTGGGACAAATCAAAAGCAGAAATTGCGTATTGCCTAGTGACTACGCCAGACGACCTAATTGGATACGAATCCAAAGCATTGCATCAGGTTGACCACATCAATCGAGAACTGCGCGTGACAATAGTTCCCTATGAAAGAGATTTGGTTTTGGAAGACAAAATCAAAGTCAAAGTAGATGCCGCCCGAGTCTACTATGAGCAAATTATTCGGGAAATTTCAAATCAACATACACACTAATTATGGCAATTACTAAAGAAATCTCCTGCATTGTCGGGACGTACACAAACAAAGACGGTCAGACCAAGAACCGCTATCAGCGTATTGGCTCTGTCTTGTCCACCAAGAACGGCGAAATGCTTAAACTGGACGTGATCCCCTTAAAAGAAGGCGGGTGGGATGGTTGGGCATTTATGAACGCGCCACGCGAAGATGAGGCTCCTAAAGGCCGCAGACCTGCTGCTGACGATCAAGATATTCCTTTTTAACTTTTAGGGGGGAAAGCGGATGCTGGTTAGCTGATGTACACAGTGACCATAAAGAGACCCAGTGCAGCGAGTACCCCCACCTTAAATTATGCGGATTAATAAAGAAACAACGCTCGGTGCGTTTGCAAACACCACCGGCATCAAAGAAAATAAAAAATACCGCACGGGCTTTGTGCCATTGCTTAAAGACCCAGATGCAGTACCAGCGCCAGAAATGAACCTTTGGGAGCGCCCTGTGTATGTGCCAAGCAATGATTACGTTCGGCCAGGTGCTAACGATCATCAACGCATTAAAAGCAAGGGATTTTGAAATGACAGGGTTTAGAAGTAAACAAGAGGCCGCTTTGGACAAATTGGTGAAGGTTACAGAAGAATTGGGTTTGTACACACAATTGAAAACCGATTGGCGAGCCGCGTACAAAGAAGCGGTGAGGCAGCATAGCCTGACTTTGGATGAACTGCGCGAAGCCCTGGCACAACTCAAGGAGAAAAATGATGGCTCTCGGTGATTACATCCTATGCTGTAAGTGTGATGTCAAACTAATTTACGATGGAGATAGGGAAAATCGTGAATGGTGGAAAGAAAGATTTGGAGCGGAACCCGCAATCCTTTGCCCTAATTGCGATAAGCGTGAATGGGTAGGGTTGACGGATGAGGAATTTGTAGAGGCTGCACGGCTGGCTGAGGCGGGCAATTACTTGGTAGCGTTTCAACGCATCCAGCAATGGCTCAAGGAGAAGAACACATGACCAACGAAGAAGCATTGATGCTGGCAGACACACATTGAAAACTTTGATGGAGAAGACAGATGAAAGAAAAATGGCTATTTCACGGAGCCGTGGTTCCGGTGGACGTTG